GCGAACAATATTAACTTACCGCTTTAGGTCTCCAGAATTGGTAGGACATTGTAGCATCGAATGAGATTGCTTGTCCTTGACCTTCAGCAATGTTATATTGAAGGTCTCCAATAGTTTGGATCCATGCACCGACGAGTTGGTATCTATTGATAGGATTCATCTGTGTATCTAACTGAACTAGATCAATTACCTGATCATCACCTGGAAGAGCATAGTTACCTGTACTTGTCTCGTCGTCAAAGGTATTAAATTGAATAGATTCACAGAGTCTTCTGATTCGGCTGTTTTGGTCACAATAGAATGTGATAGACCAACCGTCTGCTCCTGGATAAGATGGTGATCCAGGATAATTAAAACGCATTCCCATATAAGAAGCTTGGTTGTTGGTTAGGTTACGACCCGGAAGATTAGCTGTTTTTATATAAAATAAATCGTCTTCCTCGAAAGATACATTTTCACCGCCCCCAACTTGAAAGTTAATAACTCTCAATTGAAAATCACGAGAAAAGTCGCGCTCTTTCGCTACTCGATAAAAATCTGAAATGCCTTGTTTGATGTCGCTCATTTTAAGTATTTACCTTAGGAGATGATTTCACTGAAGTTCTGATCAACACTAGTGTTGTAGAAGTTAATAAGAATCTTCTCACCTTCACGAACAGTTGTCAGATAAATGTCTGCTACTAGCTCATTTCGGTTAATAACGTCTCCGGTGTTGTTTCTTTCGTTACAGATGATCACATATTGATATAAACCATCAGCCTTTAGGACTTGTTCGAAGATTGGTGTCAAAACATTCACGACTTGAGTTCGTGTAAGAAGCGTATTTGGTCTGAAGACGAAATACTTCATGATGTTTCTTGTTGCCTTCTCTAAGTAAAGGAAAATTCTTCTTGTGATAATTCTATCGAAGGAGCTTGGCTTACGTTGAAGTGTCAATGCTCCGAGAACAACGTTACCATCACCAGGACTGTTGATGATTGGGTTGATGTTACTCTTGAATAGGAGATCACGTTGCTTTTGTGTAGGACTAATTGCAAGGCTATTAAATGCACCAATAATACCCCTTTCATAACCTGCAGCAGATTGCCATGGTTGATAATTAGCATGCTTAGCTGCCATCACACCGGAAGGTCCGATCCAGAATTGACGATTCAATCCTGCATCTTTAACTGTTCCCCAGTTACCCCAGGTTGCTGCATAGTTACTATTGAAACTATCCATTGTGTTTCTTAGAGGCCAATATACATGTTGACTAAAGTTCTTTGACTTATCGTCAAGTATTCTGTTGTTCTTTCCTTGCACAAAGATATGGCGTAGCGGATCAATAAAAGCAATAAAGTCCTTTCTTTTGTTTTGAGCAAAGTCAATAATTGTGTTGACCACATCCACATATTCCACAAGTGGTTCGTCAAGGCTGGCTGGTTTTGTTGTTTGAATAGAACTCAAATCGATATACTTTGTCGCATCAAATACATCACTGTTAGCTTTAGCACCTACTGCGATTGTACTCAATCCACCGTCAATGGTGATGTCGATTGGGAATAACTCCCAGTTATCAGCAAGTTCATATACACGATTCAGTTTAGAACTAATATTTTTAATAGACTTGTTGAATGAACCAGAATTGTCCTGATATACGCCGTGTGGGTAAAGTTCATTTGCATCTCCAATTGCAGGAGATGAAGCAACTGCCGATAGAAGCAACTGGTCATTACTCTCAATGTAATCATTACCAATATCAGCTACTACAGCAGAACTCACAGAAATACGAACTCGGTCTGTACGACCTTGGTCATCCATATTCCATTTACCGCGATTACGGCTTACATTTGGATTGATATAAAGTTTGAAGTAAGGAGAACCTTCAACCATATCTCCGATGTATCTGGAAGTAGGTTCACCTCCACCTGGAAGAAATTGCTCGGCATTCTCGTCAAGAGAACCGAAATATGATTCAGACAAGACATAATCTAGTTTGTTTGTGTCTGGATTTGTTACAGACTGTCGAATCTTGAATACACCAATTCCAATTGAATCGTTAAATTCGCGTCCTGTTACATCATAGGAAGTGATATTC